AGTAACACTTGCGACCTATGCGGTGAACTAGAAGACGAACGCGCACTACACAGCTACCGTAACGGGTGGCTGTGCAGATCGTGCGAGGGTTACTGGACTGACGAAGAGTTAAACCAAAAAGGTTTTATTAACGATGACGAAAGGGAAGCAAAATGAAAAATCAGATTGTTAGTTTATACGACTACACGGGTGTAGCTGTCGAACCATGGGCGCGTGCCGGTTATGAGTGTTTCTGCTATGACATACAACATAGCGAAGAGGGCGAGACAGTCCACTACGAGGGCGGGGGAAGCATTACCAAAGCTAAGATGGACTTACAAAGAACCGTGAAAGACAATGACGGCTTCGAGTACTACACGTTCATATTCAAATTGTTAAGACGACACAGTTATAAAACACACATGGTGTTAGCGTTTCCCGTATGTACTGATCTAGCGGTATCCGGTGCTCCACATTTCAAGTTCAAAGCAGAAAAGAACCCACGTTTTCAGATAGAAGCCACTGACCATGCTAAAGCGTGCGCTATGCTTGCGAGTTTGTTAGAGTCGAAATACATGGTGGAGAATCCTGTTAGCCGACTAGCTACGTTGTGGCGTAAGCCTGATTATTGTTTTCAACCTTTCGAGTATGGTGCGTACATTCCCGAAGCGGAAGCAGATCACCCATTGTACCCTGAATACATAGCACCGCGTGATGCGTACTCAAAGAAGACGTGCCTGTGGACTGGCGGTGGGTTTAGATTGCCTAAGAAAAAGCCGGTGGACTGTGAGAGCTTCGGCAGTAGCAGACAGCACCGCAAGTTAGGCGGTAAGTCGATGCGTACAAAGAACATTCGGAGCGCTACGCCTAGAGGGTTTGCGAGGGCGGTCTTCGAGGCTAACAGAGCGGAGGTAACACGATGAAAACTTATAAGGTTTCTGTATCCGCTAACTATGAGAAATTTATACAGGCGAAAGACCGCGAAAAAGCGTTAGACGTAGCGGAGAATGAAGGCTTCAGTGACTGGTCGCGTTTTAACCAGAGTATCGAAGCGCATGAAGTACGAAAAGATCAAGCAATTGAAAGTGCGGAAGCGGCAACAATTGCAGAAATTGAAAACCCGTTTGTTAGGCAAGCGAATGGGGATTATATATTTACTGAAGAAGCGCAGGACGTTTTTGATAACTATCTTGAAGAGGAGTTGAGCAAATGAAAGATAACCTATTGATGATTTTAGCTCTCGTCGTATTGGCTTCAATCCATATTGGGATTATGGTTTGGATGTGGAGTCATGCTATCTGACGAACAGCGTCAGCAAAGACGCGAACAGTTGATGAAGAAACACCGAAAGATGCGCGGGGGATTTGTTTACAATAATTCAGGGCGGTTGCGTACCTTGCATGATTTGTATAGGATTGATCCCGTACTTGATTTATTTTTATTCAAACGAAGAGAAAGGAAAAGCAAATGACATTACTAGACCAATTCCCTAAGCATGGTTCACCTAAAGATCGAGGGAGTGCTGACGCTTACTACTGGAGACCGGCTAACCCGCATTGGTATCCTGACGGTACAGGTCGAGGTATCAGGATTGAGGAAGCCGATATGACACCTGAAGAGATAGCAGAATATCACGAAGGTTATGACAACGAGACCGAGAGAAAGGACTACGCCTAATGATTAAAGACCTAGAGAAAACTAAGCAATCCTTAATCGACTTGTTGGAGCAGGGTATCAATCCATTCGGTAAGCCTGACCCTGATTGTGATAAGTGCGAACTGGTTGACGATAGCGAAGACGGTACGGAGGTTTATTATTGTTCTTGCGAGGAGGGTAAACAATGAGTAATCAATATAACGATGCACGTTTAGATCAAATCACCGATGACGTGCTGTCCATGAGCTATGGTGAGGTGTGTCAGTACCTCGGACAGTATCGGAGTTTAAGTCAAGATGATGACTACGATAGGTTGATTGTTCTGCGGTATGAGGACGATCAGTACTGGGCGAACGAATGAGGTGCTTAGCGTGTGACGGGTTGCTATCAGATTACGAAGCGACCCGCAAGAACCTGAAGTTAGAATTCGTCGGTTTGTGTAACGATTGTTTGTCGAGCAGTGACATGGACGACGTGTTCATGCTCGATAGACCCGATTTAAAGCACGCTGACGACGATTTAACCTATGACGAGGGGTTACCCTACCCTGACGACATTACAACGAAACCTGGAGGCTCTGATGAACTCTGAGAGGGATACACAAACTATTTACGAAGTGTTCCGAGACGGTAAGCCTAAGTACCAGTTGATTTGGACAAACAACACCAAGCGTTTCTTGATTGATGGTAAGATTGTCAGCGAGCAGACTTGGACTAACAAACTTAAGAAGGATAAAGCATGACTGACGATGACTACCAACTGATGGAAGAGGAAGGACATTACTACTCGGTGCTCTCGGAGATGGTAGAACTGATGGGTCAACATGGTTCTAAGCAGGTCATGATGGATCTATTGGAACTAGCTATGCAGTCCGAGGTAGTTTCTAAGAGTATTAATTAGTTATTAAGTATTATTATTATTAAGTGAACCATATAGTTTCTAATAGTTAACTATATAGTTATATATAGATAGGAGATTTGTATTATGGGTGTTCAGATACTAACGGCTCAACCCTGTTCAGATTGTGGGAGCAGTGATGCGCTTACAATCTACGACTGGGGGACTAAGTGTTTCTCTTGCGATAAGGCTACCTTTAAACCTAGCGAGGAATCTCTCAAGGTTATTAACTCTAAGAAGGCATTCTCTCCTGTACAGGGGGAGTTCAAAACGATTGTTGATAGGAAACTCTCAAGGTTAACGTGCGAGTTCTACGGGACTATAACGTCAGATAATCATTATCATTTCCCTTACTGTGATGAGCAGGGGAACATAGTAGCCTACAAGAAACGCCAGATAGACGAAAAGAAATATTCGATATCAGGTAACTGGCGGGATGGTAATTTGTTCGGTCAGCATTTGTTTTCCAAAGGTCAGAACTTCTTGACGATTTGCGAAGGCGAGTGGGACGCTATGTCCGTCTGGTCTATGCTCGGTTCTGTAAGTACCTACCCTGTGGTCTCGGTGCGTAACGGGGCAGGGAGTGCGTTAAACGATTGTAAAAATGCCTTCGAGTTTATCGATAGCTTTGATACGATTGTTGTTTGTTTTGATATGGATCCTCAGGGGCGGGAAGCCTCACAACAGGTAGCTGAGTTGTTCGGGTCTAAAGTCAAAGTGTTTAAGAGCAGTAAAGGACTCAAGGATGCGAGTGAATATTTACAACAAGGATGGGGTGAAGAGTTTGTCAAGGAATGGTGGAACTCTGAGCGGTTTGTTCCTGATGGTATCGTGGATGGAAGTACTTTGTGGGATATAGTTAGTGCTCCAATGGAAGATAGTCTAGTCAACTATCCTTACAAGGGGCTGAACGATTTAACCTACGGCATTAGACCGAATGAGATGGTGATTGTAGCTGCCGGTTCAGGTCTCGGTAAGTCCCAGTTCATGCGGGAGTTTGTCTACCATATCCTGAACAACACCGAAGACAACATAGGACTACTGTTCCTGGAAGAGACGGTGCGTACCACTGCTCGGTCAATGATGTCACTACACGCCAACAAACTACTGCACCTTCCTACCACTAAGGTATCGGACAAGGAACTGCGGGAGTCCTTCGAGGCTACGTTAGGCACTGGTCGATTGTTTCTACTCGATAGCAACGGTGAGCTAGACAAATCCAAGATAGTGTCTCGAATTCGTTACATGGCTAAAGGTCTCGGAGCTAAGTTCGTGGTGCTTGACCATGTGAGTATCGTAGTCGCAGGAGCGGAGCGAGGGTCAGAGCGGGAAGCACTGGAAGAAATCATGCGGGAGTTGCGTATCCTGGTAAAAGAAACTGGGATATGTCTGTTCGTTGTCTCGCACCTGAAGAGACCTGAAGGTAAGGGTCACGAGGAAGGAGCGTTAACCAGTCTGGCTCACCTTAAAGGGTCGTCGGCTCAGGGTAACGTAGCGGATATCGTTATAGGTCTTGAGCGTAACGGTCAGCACGAGGACGAAGAAGAAAGACATACCACCCGCGTTCGTGTCCTG